GCGGATCAGCTTTTTTAAGCATTTGTTTTTTGTTTTTTCCCGGGGCAACATAGTGAGCGCAGGCGCGTCCTGCGACGCGCACAATCAACACCACGAGGACTTCGATGTCTAAAGGAGAGACTAGTCCCGTTGCGCAGAGCCCTGCTGCCGCAACCGCGCAGAGCGGGCAGAGCGCATCGCGCCGTCGTCACCCTCGCAACCCGTTCCCGCCGACTGTGAAATTCGAGCTCGACCGGATCTTATCGATAGATGAAGTCGTGGCGCTTTCCGGTCTGAGCAGAGATACGATCAGGCGCCATCACTCGCACTTAATAAAGAGACTGTCGCCTCGTCGCCTCGGCATTCGCCTCGGCGACGCGTTGTCGATGATTGGCGTCGGCAACGCCGCTGCTTGATCCCCAAAAAACGAGCGGGCCGACCTCCCTAAGATCGGCCCGTTCACGTCTCTGCTTTAGGCGGTTCTACGTAAGACTGTTGCGAGGCCCTCGATAGAGCGGGTTCGGCACCTTGGAGCCGCCGGCCCGCCAGCTACCCGCGTCAGTGCCTCGCACCGTCACGGGTTCATCATCATCAACGTGGGTCGCAGTAATGGGACTGCATAGACGAATTGCGTCTACAGGGCAACTCTCGCCCGCTCCTTCCAGCGCTTTCAGCGCCTTCAGCCGTCGTTGTGGTTCGCTAGAGCCGTCGAACACGCCGCCCATCCTCGGCGCGCACGCCGAAGTTCCACCCATTCATACACAGCAATCGCCTCAAGGCTCGATCCTGCTGTGCCTCAAAGCGGGCGCAGGCGGCGAAGTATCCCCCTTCCCCTTTCAGCTGTCTGCGATCCGAGCGTGTGGCGATCTCTTCGCGGGGATCGATCCTTTCATCCCCGCTCTACACCCCGCTCCACAACCCATCACAACTCAACAAAACCTAACCGGACGCTAGAAATGATTTCGATTGCGAACATCCGTACGACGACCGCGATCTTGCCGCCCCGGGTTATCATTCACGGCAGGGAGGGCAGCGGTAAAACCACTCTCGCCGCGCAATTCCCGCAGCCAGTCTTCCTGCAAATCGAGGATGGGTGCCCCTCCGGCTTGGAGATCGCGACCTTCGGCATGCTTGCGAGCTACGCCGATGTTGTTGGCGCGATCACCGCGCTCGGCCGCGAGCAGCATAGTTTCCAAACGGTCGTGGTCGACAGCCTTGACGCGCTGGAGCCGCTGATCTGGGCCGCGACCTGTGCCGATAACAATTGGCGATCGATCGAAAGCGCCGGCTATGGTCGCGGATACGTCGAGGCCGACAAATTCTGGCAGGACTTGCTCGACGGCTTGGACTGGCTGCGGCGCAACCGCGGGATGATGATCGTTCTGATCGCGCATAGTGCGGTCGAGCTCGTCAACGATCCACGGGCACCCTCTTATACGAGCTACCAGCTGCGTCTGCACAAGAGAGGCCGGGCTCTGTTGCAGGACTGGGCCGATACGATCGGCTTCCTGAGCACCGAGCTTGTCGTCCTATCCGAAGATCAGGGCTTCCGAAAACGCACCCGAGCCGATGGTGGTTCGGCTCGATATCTCAATTGGGAAGGAAAGCCGGCGTTCACCGCAAAGAATAGATACGCGCTGCCAGCCAAAATGCTGGTCCCCAAGGATTTCGACTTTAAGCAGCTTGCCGCGTTCTTCCCCGAACGCGCAGGCGCGAGCGTAAGCCACGGCCAGCGCAATAGTCACAATAGTGCTGGTGCTAGTGATGGCGCCGATCGCGGCGTGTCCGTCAAACCCACCCCGGAAACCAAATCAGCAACAGGAGAACCACGATGACGGAACTACCCGAAATACAACTTCGTCAAAACATCCCCGAACTACTCCCGAACCTGAAAACCAAATAGGAGAACTGATCATGACAGATTTCTCGGAAACGTACGACCCCTCACAGTACGAGGGGAACACCTTCGATTTGCTGCCGATCGGGATTTACTCGGCGCAAATCATCGATGCGCAAGTTACCGTACCGCAATCGCAGGACGGCCAGAACGTCAAGCTGGTCTGGTCAATTACCGAGGGCGAGTATGAGAACCGCCAAGTCTGGCAGAACATCACGTTCCAGCACTCCAGCGTTCGAGCACAGGAAATCGGACGCCGCGAACTTAAGGACCTCTGCGATGCTTGCGGCATCACCACAGGCATAAACAGTCCGGAGCCTTTCAAATTCATTCGCTGTAAAATTCGAGTAGTAATCGAAAAGGACAAGGATGGCGTCTACGACGACAGAAATCGCGTAAAGCGCATATGGCCGGCGAGCTACGAGCCTCCAGGATCAAGGGCCAGACCATCCAAGCCACAGGCAGCGCCGCCCAAGCCGGTGGCTCAGCCACTCAAACCAGCAGCGGCACCCAAACCAGCGACGCCCAAATCGCCGGCAGCATCGTTAATGGAGGGCGTACGCTTCACCGACTATCAACCGCAGACTTCACCGCAGACTTCGTCGTCGCCAGTAGTCAATGACGAAGTCAAGGCTATGCTTATAGCGCTCCGCACAAGGTCTCGAATGTCTCCACAGGAGATATCCGAAGAGATGGCTAGGATTGACGTAAAACTATCAACAAACACGATCGAGAGCCTCCTTGTTGCGTGGAATAAGTACGAAATCGGAGTTGCTGGGTCCAGCGCTAACGGCGCTACGCCATCTCAGACTCCGCCTCAGCCCTCGCTCCAGCCCTCGTCCCAGGGTTTATCCCAGGGTTCACCTCACAGCGATACGCCGCCGTGGCGTGACCAGTCATAAGCACGCGAAGAAATTTGGCAGCAGCGCAACCTCTCCAATCGCGCTGCTGCCCACCGAACCAAATCAACCCAACCTCAATCTGCCCAATCAATCCAAACGTAACCAGCCTAATCAGTAAGCAGGAGTAGTGTGTTGTGTCGAGTACCATAAAACTACGTTTTTACCAATCCGCCGCGGTCGAGGCGATCGAGGCGCATTGGCGCGCCAATGGCGGTCCCGTGCTCATTGAGATGGCGACCGCGACTGGCAAGAGCCTGGTCATCGGCGAGATCGTGCGCCGCCAGTATGCCGCCAATCCCGGCCTCCGTTCTCTCATCGCCGTGCATGTCCAGGAACTCGTCGAGCAGGACGTGAAGGCGCTGCTCGCAGTGTGGCCGGAGGCGCCCTATGGCATCTGTTGCGAGGGGCTCGGCCACCGCGACCACGATGCGCCAGTCATTGTCGGCACCATCCAGTCGCTGGCGCGTGACGCCGACAAGCTTGGTCGACGTGATCTCGTAATAGTTGACGAGGTCCAGCTCGTTGGCCGGGACAGCAACAGTCAGTATTTGAAGCTGTTCGATACTCTCCGCTCACAAGCGCCGGACCTGCGCCTCGCCGGTGCCAGCGCGACGCCCTATAGGCTCGATAGCGGGTACCTGCACAAGGGCGAGGGGGCGCTGTTCGAGAAGATCGTGTTCTCTTATTCGATCGCCGAGGGCATCAAAGATGGATACCTCTCCCCGCTGCGCTCGAAGGCGACGAATACGCGGATCGATGTGCGCGGGGTTGGCCGCCGTGGCGGCGAATTCATCCAAAACGAACTGGAACGTGCCGCCAATGTCGCTGATGTGGTCGAGGGTGCGGTTGCTGAGATCGTCGAGCGCGGTACCAGTGGCCCTGACCAACGGCGCTGCTGGATCGCGTTCTGTGTCGGCATCGAACATGCCTATGCGGTGCGTGATGCAATCCGCAGGCACGGGATCACTTGTGAAACCGTCACAGCGGAAACACCGAGCGATGAGCGGCGTGCAATCTTCGATGCATTCCGTAATGGTTCAATCCGATGTTTGACCGGCGTCAATATTTTCAGGGTCGGTTTTGATATTCCTCAAGTAGATCTGATTGCGTTGCTGCGGCCTACGCTTAGTACAGGACTCTATATACAGCAAGTCGGACGTTCTACGCGGCTCGCACCAGGTAAACATGACGCGGTCGTATTAGATTTCGCTGGAAATATTCGAAGGCATGGTCCGGTTGATGATCCGCAGATCAACGTCAACGGCCACATTCCGACTGCGGCCAGTGCTGTACGGACAACAACCTGCCCGCAGTGTCAGGAAGAAAACCCAATGCGCACGCATGCATGCGTGTGCTGCGGGTATGTGTTTGCAATCGAGCCGAGTGATATCCGGGTGTACAATCCGCGTATACGCCGGGCACTGCACGAGGCTGTCGCCGACGACGTGCCCATTCTCTCCACCACCACACCCACCACAAACGGGCCAGGTTCAGCTCCAGTATGGTTTCCGGTTCAGCGGTTCGAATTCCGTCCGCATTACGAACGCGGGGATACCAGCACACTGCCGACATTGCGCGTGGAGTATCTCGCCGGTTTCTCGCCCTATAACGAATACGTCTCCTTCGAGAGCGTCAACGCCTATGCGCGGTCATTCGCGCACAAATGGTGGATCGCGATGGGAGGCCGCTCTCCTGTCCCGGTGAGTGTCACGGAAGCGGTTGCCCGTCAGAAGGAACTGGGTCAGGTGCTCGAAATCCAGGTCATTCGCGACGGTCAGTGGTGGCGGATTAACCGGCGGCGGGTGCTGCGGCCTGACGGCGTGCTCGTCGAGATCGACGCCAAGTATCGCTGCAGCAAGATCACGTCACCAGAAGAGTCAGAGATTCTACCAGAGTCTCCGTCGGAGGCGTCCTCGTCGGAGATCAATAATGCTGCATGAGGTGTCGGCGACGACGCCTCATTACGTCGAACCTTTTACCCCCAGCCAACAAAGGAGGATTTCCAATGGCTGCTGAACTACTCGCGTCTACCTCGCTTACCTCTCGTCAGCGGGGCCAAGGCAGCCCATTCGCTGCCGAACTCGATCGCCGGCTTGCTGGCGACGAGCCACTAACCAAGGTCATCGTGTGGTGGTGCACCAAGTATTTCGCATGGCGCAAGTCGCTGCAGCCGTCCTCTGGCGAGGACTGTCCCAGCCTCTTGGATCTCACCGACAACGAAACCACGGCGCTCACCCTCGACATAGGCTGGCCATTCTCTCCGGCGGGCGAGGATGAGGAGAAGGGGGATGAGGAGCTGACGAAAGTGATCATGAGCCCCGACGTGTCTCCCGAAGTACAATCCGCATGGGACGACCTGCGGCAAGCCCGCGTCGCGCTGCGGG